CTTTGAAACATTATTCGCTGTAGCAGTTGGCCCTATTGGGAATAAGGGTGAGATTACATGCTCACAACCAATCATAGCGAAGCCAGAGATAATAAAATTAGTGGCATCAACTCCGTAAATAGCTCTTTGTTTACCCCATTCATATTTAACAGATGGCCAAGCCACGGTACTCGGGTGACGGGCTAGAAAGTGATCTATAGTGTATTCTGGCATAGCATTCAAAGAAAAAAGCTTATTGCGCATTTCTCTAGATTCAGACTTAAATTCCATATCTTCTTCATACTGAGAATGATAAGCTCCTGTAGGTGCCCATTGGTTCCTACTAGACCAGTAACTATCCCAGTAGGTCTTCCTGGGTCTGCTACCCATACCTCTAACTGCCTTAAAGAGGCTGAGTGCATGGTTGAACACTACGTCACGGTCTATGTTGCAAAGATTAGGTATGGTTCGATTTATCTTCTCCGAATGCCAGTCTACGGTACCCAGACCCCTATTAACAAGAACCTCAAGTTCAAACATCTGTGTAAAATCGATAGGTAACAAGTTTTGGACCGCCTTTAGTCGTAAAGAAAAACGTTTCTTAATTACATTAAAAAAGTCATTAGTGTCTTCATACTTTGTTTGCCAAATACCAGATTGGCTCATTAATTCTTTATTTTCAGGAGTCAAGCTACTAGCCCATACTATACTCCCCACAAAAAGAGCTTCTTGCATATCCGTACTCAGCATATGTTCCAGCCATGGCTTCAAAAAACTCGCATTGTCGTCAATGTATTTCATGCCTTTCTTCCTAATTTCGTGAATGGTTAAGTGTCTCAAGTGCCTGCTTGAAACCTTATTATACGCAATTTGAGTTTCACCTGCCAGGAGTTTGGTTAAACGAGGGTATTTAGTATATTGTTTATGTTTTTTTGTTTTTCTATTTATATATAAAAGGTAATCAATAATCTCTTGGTTATTGATCATACCATAAGGAAATAAATCGGGGCCATATTGTATCTTAGATATACGCAACATAGCCTCAGCAGAGATTTCGGTTAAAAGAGTGTTTTTATGTATGTACAAAGCAGTGACTCCGAGTTTGTCAAAGTATGCTGGATAAATCTTGATAGTTAAACCTCCAACTAGGTAAAAGCGTGGAAAAGATGGAAGCCAGCTCCATAGTATGTCGAATAGATGAAAATCGGCCTCTTCAAATGTGCTAACTAAGTTGTAATCCTCGGTTAATCTCACGTGTAGAGGGATGTAGTTATTACACAGTGTTAGTCGTTTTGCCCCGCGTCTGGTACTGGCTGTGGTGGTTCCGGAGGATCCGGTTCCACCTCTTGAGGCAACAAGTCTAAGACTTTTGCATCGCCTGGCATTGCTACGCCTGGACGAATCTGGACAACTTGAAAATCCGACATGGCTGCATCATACCGTGTCATCACTGCGCCAAGATAGTTCTCTACCATATTAGTGTCTATTCTGAACTCCCTATGCAACTTAGGCTGTTCTTCATTGTAGGGGGCTTTAGGAGAACGCCATTCTGGCCTGTCTAGCAAGAAGAGGTTTATTCTCTCCCAGCTGAATACTGCACCAGTATCAAGCAATCTAGTTAATGGCGACCCCCAGCTTATATTACGATTCACCAACCCGTCCAATTTATAAGATTCAGCCCTTCGTAGTCCCGCTGGTGGCACAGGCGGTACGGCCACTGATACGTCATTCGCTGCGTAAATCTTATGTCTACCATCCGTTAACGGGTGTTTATAGTATAAGTCATGGCCGTTCCACCTCGCCAGTACACCGTACGCCCACAAATCCATATAATTGAGACCTTCTCGACGTACTCCGTATTCAACTATCTGTACTGCATTGTTCATGGAAAAACTACTACCATACGGGGTGCCCTCTAGCAAAGTACCGTTCAGCCCTAAAATAAGTGCGACACAGGATGGCGCTACTAGTTTTTGAAACATTATTTGATCGTCAATTATCTGATAACCATAGTCCTGCAGGTGTGGAATATTGAGCTGACCAAATCTCACTCTAGTACTATATTGACTATCTAAACCTTCATTTATGTAAGTATAACAATCATTAAAAGCACATCTTAGTATGCGTTTACCTGTAATAGCCGACACTAGAGCATCTGCACGGTAAGTCTCGTCAAGCCCCGTGTGTATCGTAAAGCGCATCTTGCGCATAAGATCTTCAGTATTAACACTGTTATATATGGAAAGAAACTCTCCCCAATACCAACAAGTATTCATAAAAAGAGACAGAAAG